GTTGGGGGTGTGGGTGTGGTTGTGGATAACCCTTAGGTGTTGGTTGGTGGGGTGGGTGGGGTGGCTCTGGCCCTGTCGTGGGTGGCTGCTTTGCTGCTGTTGCATTGTCGACACAAGACTCCGAGGTCGTGGTCGACGACTAGGTCGGTGGCGGGGTGGGGGGGTCTGCCTGGATAGTTGGGCATGGTCCAGCCTGGGCAGTTGTATCCGTGAAGGATGATCCATTCGAGTCGGAGTTGTTGGGAGTTGTAGCGCCAGTCACCGGCGTACTCCTCCCTCCTACCCCTCCCCTTGGCCCGCCCCCGTTCGTAGGTCCGGCGGCATGGTTGGCATTGGGTGGGTGGGGTGACCCATCCCCCACAGTTTTCGCAGCGTCGCTTTGCCATCAGAGGTCCATGTCTTCTGTGTGTATGGCTCCGTCTGCTGCTGGTTGTGCCATTGCTAGGTAGAGGAGTTGGGGCCGGTTCTTTGGTGGTGTGTGGGAATAGGTTGAGGCGAGGATCTGGAAGAGGTGTTGATTGATGTTTGTTCTTTGGGTGTTGCACCAATAGCAGCTGGCGACGAGGTTGGAGATGTTGTTGTTGGTTTTGTTTCCGTCGAGGTGGTCGACGTTGATGCTGTTGATTGAGGCTTGGCCTTTGCTGGTTTCGTTGGCTCTCCAATATTGAGGCCAGTTGCACCAGTGGCAGTGGTTGAATGTTTTGTATGGGTCTGGGTGATCTGGGTGCAGGTGATCCCAAAGTGTTTTGCGGTGGACTTTGACGTATCCGTTTCTCATTGCGAGTGGATGTTGTGGTGATGATTGGGTCCGGTAGTTGCCACTCATGGTTGATCCTCGAGGTTTAGAAGAGAGGTGTTGTTTGTGTGTCGGGAGTGGCCGGTAGCGAGCGTGTCCCTTCATAGACACGCTCGCGTCCCGGTTGGCTCGCTGCTACCGCGTCCCGTTCGGGGTCTAACGCGTCCCGTTTTTGTGAGTCTGTGACCTGCGGGTTTTGTTTAGAGTCCGGCGCGTCCCACTTTTGGGGGGGCGCGTCCCGCTGTCGCGTCCCGTCGAGCGCGTCCCGATTGTTTTCAGCGCGTCCGACGCGCTTGTGCGCTTGTGAATTGGTGGTGATTCCGGCTGTGAGTCTCATGGTTTCTTCGGATGCTTTGGCTTGTTTTCTGAACTTGATGGCGGTTCGGATGCGGCTGTCTCGCATTTTGTGGCCGGCTTCTCGGATGGCGGTTTTGGCGTGGTTGAATCCGATGTTGGTGGGGAGTTGGAGTTCGGTGAGGAGGTCGGCGTCTTGTCTGGTTCCGTTGGGCCATGTTTGGTCTTGGGCGTCGATGATGTAGTCGTGGCCGTTGTCAGTTTCGGTTCGGGTGATTCGGATGTCTTGTGGCACCCAGGAGAGGCGTGAGTGGGTGCGGTTGAGTCTGATGCCGTCGCCTTTGCTGGTGTCGGTTCGGGAGAGCTGCCAGACAATGTCGACGTCGTCGGCTTTGGCTGAGCTGCCTCGCATTCCTTTCCCGGTGTCTTTTCCGGAATGGTCGGTGCGTAGGACGGCTACGCCTCGAGCTTTGAGGGAGAGGCCGGTGTGTCGGTAGAAGTTGCGGACTGTGTCGGCTTTGTCTTCGTCGCCTTGGACGGCTCGGCCGAATGTGTCGACGACTACGAGTTGGGCGGCTGTTTGGTCGACGAGGTTGAGGATGGCGTGGGCGCCTTCGGGTGTGTCGAGTGGTGGTAGTGAGGGGAGGAGGGCGTAGTGGAGGTTGGTGAGGTTGTCTTGGGGTCCGTAGCCGAGGTCGGTGAGGCGTTCGATGAGGTCGTCTTCTGTCATTTCGTAGTCGAGGTAGAGGCAGCTGGTGGGGGTGGCTCGGGTTTGTCCGAGGATCCGTCCGCCGGTTGCGACTGCTGCGACGATGGCGAGGGTGATGGTGGATTTGCCGGCTTTGGCTGGGGCGTAGAGGGCGATGGATCTGCCTTTGGGGATGATGGGTTCGGCTAGCCATTCTTCGTCTGGTCGGTCGTCGGACCAGAGTTTCTCCCAGTTGACCAGGTGGGCGAGTTCGATGCGGTCGGCTGGTTCAATGGTTGGTGTGATGGGTGTGATGAGTTGGGTTTCGAAATAGTTTTCGGTGGTGCGGGCTGCGATGTGGTGGAGATGGGTGGCTGCTGCTGAGCGGTCGCCCTGGTGGTGTCGGCACGAGTAGTAGCCGAATCTCGAGTAGGAGTCTTCTGGGAGCCATAGGAGGCTGCTGGTGAAGACTGTGAGGATGTCTCGGCCTTCATGGCCGGTGGTGGCGGAGATGCCGTCTCGGATGTCTTTGTCTGGTCTGGTCCAGTGCTGTTCACCATCTGGGAGGGTTTGGGTGAGGGTCCAGCCGTCGTCGTTGAGGAGTTGCGACCAGGTGGTGTTGTTGTTGTAGGTGGCTGCGATGGAGTCGGTGATGTCTCCGCTGGGCTGTACAGATTTCTGTACAGGTTCGGGCTGTGATGTGAGCAGCTGGAGGAGCCATGGTGGGGCGTCGGCGATTGTTTGGCAGCCTTGGTCCCATTGGTAGGCGTTGCCGTTGGGGTGGATGGTTGGTGGTGCGACGACTTGGCCGCCTGTTCCTCGAATGTCTAGGCCTGGTCCGAGGCGTCGGCCGGCGTCGTTGCGGATCTCAAAGTCGGGTGGGTAGTTGAGGTAGATGTGCCATCCGCCGGATCCGGTGATGGCGATGAGGGTGTCGGGGAGTCGTCCGTAGAGTTCCTCAAGGTCTGCGAGGGTTTCGTCTCCGGCTTTGGTGTCGGTGATGTCGACGTCGAGGACGAAGATGCCGGATTCTGGGCCGGTTGCTATGCCAATGCCGTGGTCGGCGAAAGGTCCGCTAAACCATTCGGTGATTTGTTGCGGGTCTTTGCTGGCGGTGACAGTCCAGTTTTGGAGGGCAGGCCGTTTTTCTCCTGGTCGGATGGGGACGATTCGCCAGCCTTTGGCGGCGTAGTCGAGTGCTGTCGGGAGCGTGTTTGTCATTGAATGGTTTTGAGTTCGTCGGTGAGGTCTTCAGCGGCGGCCATGACTTCCATCATGCTTGAGATGTATTTGGCGTTGAGTTCGCAGAGCTGATTGATGAGGGTGATGGCGTTGTGGAGGTCTTCATCAAGGGTGTCAGGGTTGGGCCAGTAGCGTTGATTTTTGAGTGCCTGCAAGATGTCGTCGGGTGTCATGCTGCTCCTTTGAGGTAGGGGTCGATCCAGTTGGGCCAGATGTTCATGGGGTGGAGTCCGAGTCCTATGGCTGCCCGGTCGGCTGTGTCGTCGGTGAGTCCACGGTCGAAAGATCTGTGAAGGGTTCGAACTGAGATGCCGGTGAGGTATGCGAGTTCTAGGAACTGATTGGTGTCTGCTGCTCGAAATAACGGTTGGATCGGCCAGTAAAGGGTCGGGCCTTGACGATGGTTTTCTCTGCCTTTTCTTTGCAAGTAATAATCGTGTGCGGCTTTTTTGCAGAGGTCGCAGCGACAGCCGTGATATTTGTAGGAGTTGTTGGTGCCATGTTTCATCGTGGGCGATGCTTGGACCGGAGTGGGTATTGGCGGTGGGGTAGTTGCCCTGGTGCGTACTCGAGGACACTGGTGGTGGTGCCGGCTTTGTTAGCGAAGCGGAGTGTTCCGATGAGGTGGCCGTCGTTGGCTTGGATGGTGATTGCTTCGGGTGGCTCTGGCAGCTGTTGTCTGCTGATTTTGATTGATGGCATCACATGTCTCCGGGGATTTGGTGTGTGGTTGTGAAGGTGTCGGCTGGTTGGCTTCGACAGGTGTTGCAGCGGTAGGTGAGGCGGTCCCTGGTGCGGCCGTCGTATCCGAAGTCGGAGGCTGGCAGGGTGAGGGTGCAGCGCGCGCAAGTCTTGTGTGGTTCTTCGATGTCGGGGTTGTGGTTCATTAGAGTTCTCGTTTCTCGTTTTCTTGGATGGTGTCGAGTAAGGCTTTGGCGAGACGTTTTGCCTCTTCATGAGTGAGTATGACTTCGCACTGGTTGAGTGCGAGGCCATGTTCTCTTGACAGTTCACAGAGGTCTAGGCCGATTACGTTGTGAGTGATTGTCATGAAGACATGGATGTCGATGTATTTGGTTTCGTGTTCTGTTCCGTAGCCGTTACGGAGTGGGACTTCGAATTCTTCTCTTGTCGATCTGATACTCATTGTCCGACCGCCTTCACAAACGAGGCAATTAGTGGGTCGCTTGCTGAAATTGGGGTGATGTTGAGAGAATCCAGCAGCGGTTGAAAGCGGCCGTCGTCCTCGATGTCAATGACGGCTTTGCCGCCATGACATTTCAAGTAGTTGCTCAAACTTGTGAACATCAGATGCCAGCGACTCCCGTGCGAAACGCCTTTAGTCGACGCATCTGAACAAATGACGGGAGCGTCCTCGTATCGAACAATCAGCCGAATCTTGGATGTTTTCCCAGATTGAGCGCATGAATAAATAAGCGCAATGCCGTCCGTGCTTGTGGTTTCTATTGGGGTGGCAACGGTCTCAATTTCAAACAATGAAAGCTGCTCAGTAGCAACACTCATCACAGCCACCCCAACTTTCGTGAGCAGCCAGGCCAGGCGTTCCAGCCGGATCTAGCCAAGACTTTCTCGGCCACTGCGATTTGCTGTTCCCTCGAGGCGTCCCACGGATGGTCGGCGTATTCGCCACCACCAAAGGACAGCCAAGTCGAGTAGGACCGCTGATGCATGAACTGGAGGCCGCCACCAAATCCGTTTCCGGTGTTGGCTGTCCAGTTGCCTCCGGCTTCGCATTGGGCGAGTCGGTCCCAGCGGTCGTCGCCCGAGTGCGAGACCGCTGGGACAGATTGTGGTGCAGTTGTCGTGGATGTTCCGACATTCCGGAACGTCTCTGCGATTGCTGCTTGGGCTTCGATCGTGTTGTCGTTGCCGATCGTGATGGCGACGTCGACGGTTGGTGCTGTGAGTTGTTCGGCTGCTGCTGGGATTGAGCAGCGGCCGACAAAGATGCCGGATCCAAGTAGAAGGATCACTGCGAGGCATCCGGCGACTGTTTGGTGCCAGTCGTGTTTGGGTTCATCCATGTTTGAGTTCCTCGGTTCTTTCGGGTGCAGCTGCTACAGAGAACAGCGATCACCGGTTGTGGGGTCGAGTATTCGTTTTGGCATCGAAGGCAATGCCAGTTTCTATGGGTGTTTCCTTTCACTTCAGAGGCGTTGTTTTGTCATAGATCGGAAAGGGGACATTGTCGGGGTGTCGTCGTGTCCACGCGCGCAGGTTGGTAGCGATGGTGAAGGCGTCGGCGTGGCTGGTTGATGTGGCGAGGATGATTCGTTCGGCCCCCATTACGGCTTCGATCAGGTAGTTGTGGTTGTGATGGTCGGTTCGGATTAGTAGGTGTGCTTGGTCCATTGTGCTTCTTTCGGGGTTGTGGAAACCCCAGCATCGTCGGGGGAAGGATGCTGGGGTTTCCAGAGCGGCTACTGCTGGTTGAGTATCCGGTCGGCGTGTTGCTCGAGTGCCTGGCGGATGAACTCGGACCTGTTGACCCCTAAGCGTCTTGCTGCCTCGTCGATTTTGTTCACGAGGAGATTGTCGGCTTGGGCGCCTATGAGTTGCTTACCCATCAGATCAGGTCGTCAGCGCTTATCGACGCTGCCTTGGGTGCCTGATATTGGGCGACGTACCTTTTCGCTGGGTTGAGTCCCGGCTTGGAGGGTTCGTCCTCGTGGCTGAACTTGACTGCCAAGATTCCGCCGGCCTCGAGGTTTGCTTCAGCTGCGACGAGAGCGTCTTTGATTGCTCCGAGCATGAAGCCTTTGGCGAAGATGCGGGTTTCTTCTTGGGTGTCCTGGTCGATGCCGGTGAAGACAAACTGCATTTTCGGTTTGCCGTCGGCCCAGTTGATGGGTGCGCCGGAGATGAAGTCGGTTTGTTCCCGTTCTTCGAGTCCGGTGATTTTGATTTTCGTGGTGTCGCCGATGTTGTTGAACTTGGCGATGTTGCCGCCACCTTTTCGGGTGAGGGCGTTTGCTGCGTTGGTGTCAAATGTCATTGGGTTCCTTAGCTGTCGGGTGGCCGCTGATTGCGGCGTTGATGTCGCCATCGAGTCGACATCCATTCTCATCCCACATGGGGATCAGATCGAGGAGGTCGATTGCTTTGGCGATCCGAAGGCCTGTTTGGGCTTCGGTCTTTCGGAGGGTGCCAAAGGCGTCTCCGAGAGAATGGTGAGGGATGGTTTGGCCGGTCGCATGGTCTAGCAGACACCAAGCGAGTTCGTCGTCTGCATGGTTGGCGATCGTGATGATGAGGTCGCAGATCCAGTAGCGGCGCAAGGTTGGCAGCCCTTGAGGCGGTGTGAGGGCAAGGGTTCGGCCTTGGAGTTTGGCTTCGTCAAGAATCTTTTTAGCCCATTCCAAACCGGTTGGGGTGAGAGTCGCTATGGCGTGGGCGTTGAGGTTGTCGACGACTTCGAGGTCGACGAGTTTGTCTAGGCCGTCTTGGATGGCTCGGCGTCGCTTCGATTTTGCTGGTGGTTTGGGTGGCGGGTTTTGTTCTGGGAGCGATGCGAAGGGGAGGCCAAGTTCTTTTTCGAGTACGTCGAGTACGCGTGAAATGCCGTCGGCTTGATCCAGAGTGATCGGATCAGCGGACTTGAGGGTGGGATGGTCGTCGGGCCATACGTCGACGAGCTGCTGGGAGTGGCCGGCGACAATAATGGTGGAGATTCGCTTTTTCGTTTCTTTACGCCATGCTTCGTCGACGTGGACGACTTGGCCTGGTCTCTGGTGGCCGTAGAGGGCCGCTGTGGCCTGCTGTGGGGTGAACTGGTGCAGTGGTTGGAGTTTCCTGAGCTTGCGGACCTCGAGGGCTGTGTGAAGCGCCAGAGTGCCGGTCTCGAGGTCCAGCCAGTGGAGGGTTGCTTCGCCTGAGGCTGGTTGGGCGTGGATAATGATTGCCACGGATTTGGAGACGTTGGGCATGGGTTCGCGTATGTCTTGCGATCCGTCTTTCGCTGCGCCTTGTGTGTAGAGGTTGTGGGCGTGGGCGTAGATGGCGAGTTGGATGGCAAAGGCGAGGCCCCCATATTTGACGGATGAGCCGGTTTTGAGGTCAGCGACGAACAGGTCTTCACCATTGGTGAGGAGTAGGTCGAAGGTTCCAGCGACTTGGATGTCGTCGTTGACCACAATTCGTTCGGACATTCCTTGGACGAACTCGAGGCCGGCGTCGGCGATGGCTTGCATAATCGCTTCAATGTCAGCCTGGTACGGCTCGGTCGCTTTGTAGGTGCGGTCGGCGAGGCGCTGTTCGAGCATTCCGTGAATTGCTGTTCCCAAGTCTCGGCGGACGGTTGCTCCGCCTGCTTCGGACGCGCGCTTCACAATTCCGTCTAGCGTTTTCTTGTCGTCTTGTGGGGTCGCTGCGATGAGGGCCACAAGGTCTGGGCGTTGCGAGAGGCCGATGCCTGTCATCCTCGAGTTCCATGCCATCAGGCTCGATTGGTCGTCGAGAATCTTGGCGATAGTCGTCGCTCTTGAGTAGCCGACGACTTTGTCGGAGTTCGGTGGGAGTACCTGGTAGCGGCCCCAGCGGTCTCGGCGGACGGTTTCTTGGGGTTGACTGAGCTTCGTGAGGGTTTCAGGGTCTAGCGTTGTCATTTGGTTTCTCCTGGTCGGGTTGGAGGTTGTGATGTGGCCGTTGGTGTTGTCATTGTTTGAGGTGCTGGGTGTGTTTGGTATGTGGCAGGCGGGTCGAGGTCGTTGGTGGGCTTGGCTGGTGATCCTGTTTCATTCGTGGCCGTGGGCTTTGTATGCGGTCCAGTCAGATCAGCCATGGTTTCTTTTCATGTTTGGGATGTGGCAGCTGGTGAATGGTTGGAACTGTTGGTCATGGTTTCATCGTCGCTCTCGCCTGTGACAGTGGGTAGTCGGTTGCCGATCCATTCGGTGACGGTTGCGACGATGCCGTTTCCGCAGATGCGGTAACGGTTGGTATTTGCGATGTCGACAAGTTCGCCTTCGTCGCTGACGCCGTGGGCGGTGTAGTTGTCGGGCCAGCCCATAAGGCGCTCACATTCGAGGGGCGTTAGGCGTCGCACGATGGTTCTGACACCACCAGTGCCGACGGCACTGGTGGTTTTCGCCTTCAGCGTTTGGGCAATTTGCCCGTCGTTGGTGATGTTAAATTGGCCGGAGTATTCGGCGTCGAAAGATGCGAACGGTGCGTCATACATCACGACCACCCCCCCCTGTCCTGGTTGCTGTCTTTGCCCTTGGCCGAGACAGTTGGTGATTGAGTTGAATGTGAAACGCACCTGCTGGTTTTCGTAGACGTTCCACGGTTCGCTCTCATCCATTGCTGTCCTGTTCGATCAGCCAGCCAGCTTGTGCGTGGTTGTCGTCGGGTCCACCGGTTCCGAGTTGGCCGGTTAATGCGTTGACGGTGATGGGAACGAGCTGCCCGCTGTAGGCGTCCTGCCCGTTCACTGTTGATGCTCCTGAGCCGTGTGCGCCGGGTGCGAGCGTTCCGACGATCGGCTGCAACGGTTCAGCGGTTTCAAGAATGAAGGTGTCAGTCTCAAGGTCGTTGCGTGGGTATTTGTGCTGAATGGTTTGTGAGATTTCACTCAACCCCCCCCCGCTAGATGTTCCAAGGCGCTCACCAGTCGAGGCGGCAATGTCCTCCCACGATTTGCCGCGCGTCGGAGAATCCCTGTCGCCGCTTTCTGGCTCAAGCAGAACTTCAACAACTCGTCGCGCCAAGGTTCGAGGACCGCCGATAACGAACACCCGACGGCGGCGCTGTGGGACTCCGAAGTTTTGAGCGTCAAGCACCCGCCAAACAGCGACTCGATTGGGACCGACACAGACGCCAGCGTTGCGCCATCCACGCTTCGGAACAGTTGGAGTGTTTCCGGTGACTCCTCCGAGAACTGCTGCGAAGTCTTCGCCTGCGTTGCTGGAGAAAGCGCCAGCGACATTTTCCCAGACCACCCACGGGGTTCTGAGTTCGTCAGCAATTCGGCACTGTTCATGGAAGAGGCCACTTCGCTCTCCACCCAAGCCAGCACGTTTTCCAGCCACTGAGAGGTCCTGACAGGGGGATCCTCCCATGATGAGTTCGGGAAAAGGGACTCCGTCTGCTTTGAGTCGGTCATGTGTTACCTCTCGAACGTCGTGATAGATCGGGATGTCGGGGTGGTGGTAGCGGAAGACGCTGCGCGCGCGTGGCTCAATCTCACAGCCGAAGACGATCTCGTGGCCAGCGTTGGTGAAGCCAAGGTCTCCGCCTCCGCCTCCTGAGAACAGTGAGCCTATTCTCATCGTCGGTTCCGGTCGATGCGGAGGATGCTGTTGTAGACGGTTCTACACGGTAGGCAGCGACAGCCGGAGTTGTAGCGGGTGCGGGTTCCGTGTTGAGCTGCTGGGAGTTTGATGCCGTGGTCGAGTCGATATTGGCGTCGGTCTTTTTCGGTCATGCCAGCCCAGATTCCGAAGCGTTCGGGATGGTAGAGAACATAGTTTCGGCATGGCTCGAGGACTGTGCAGTTTTTACAGATTGCTTTGGCATGGTTCATCCGGGTTGTGTCGCCCCGGTTCACAAAGAACAGATCCGTTTTGCCTTTGCAGGCGGCTTCTTCTGCCCAGTCGTCGAGGGCTTCGGGGATGTTGGGGGTGTCGGTCACTCGTAGAAGCCAACCTGTTTGAGTGTGGCGTTTTCGGCTTTCAGGTTGGCGATGATGTTTTGGAGGCGCCGGTTTTCTTCTGCTTGTTCGTGGATGATTGAGCAGGCGTCGAGGAATAGTTCGGGGTCTGGTTCGTCTGATTCGGCGGCTGCGAGCAGCTGATTCCAGACGTGTTCGGCTTCAATGTCGGTCATTTGCTGCTCCTTTGAGGATGGTGACAAAGGCGTCGAGAGTCGAGGTTACATACCAGAAGCCGGGGTTTCCTTTGCCACGTCGTTTGTGGATGACAATGCCGGCGCTTCGATTGGCGTTGGCCGCTTGGATTGCTACGTCGTCGACCCAGCCGGAGAGGTCGAGGCGGGCGTGGTTTTTGATCTGAATGGCCGGCCAGTTTTTGTCTGGCACCCAAAGGTCGCCACGGTCCAAAGTGGCTCCGGCCGGTACACGCTCCGCTTCGATACCTCTGACGTTCAGGTAGTCGCAGACTGCACGTTCGGCCGCTGAACCTTTGGCTTTATTGGCGTTCGCCATGGTCACCAACCCCACATGATGGAGGCGAGGAACAGTCCGAAGGTGACAAGGATTGCTGCGACTGTGAGCGTAACCAGCAGGTCTTCACAGTTTTTCATCGGAAGAGGTTGACAGTGGCGAGCCATTCGGCGGCTGCTCCGGCCAGCATGATGGCGGTCACGATGAGGAGAATTGTGAAAGTCCGTTTTCGTTCTTCCGAATTGAGGAGGATGGGTCGGTGGCACGTTTCACATTTCATGCTGCACCTTTCGGAGTGTGGTTTGTCGGATGGTTGCTCGAATAGCCGGTGTAACTGTCGGGGCAGGTTTCCCGATGGTCAAGATACTCTTGGGCGCCTTCGCTCGAGCGGTCAAAGATCCGTCGGCATTGCAGGCAGCGGATGATGTTTGGTTGTCTCACAGGTCTACCTCCAAGTCGTTTCCTATCAGGACGATCACAGGAATGTCGGCGAGTGTCGGAGCCGAGGGTTTGGGTTGGTTGGCTTTGCGGATCTGATGAGCGAAGAGAAGAACTGCTGGCGTGAGCGCTAGAACAGTCCACATTAGATCGCCTCTTCGATTGCTTCTTGTAAGCCTTCGAGACTGAGTTGGTTTGGTTCGGTGTCTTGGATGTAATGCCGGACCGCTTCAATGGCGTTCCAATAGGGGTCGACCTGAATGTCATCGGCCAAGACGTATTTGGTCTCCGGAGCGAGCAGGTTGACAATGGTTTCGGCGAGGATCTCGGCGTTCACATTTGCAGAGATGAAGAGCCGTTCTGCTTCAGTTTCCCATGTGTATTCGTCGTCGTAGGTGTCGATACCTGCGATGAATCCGTATTTGACAACGTCGTTTTCTGTTTCGATGAGTTCTTGAAGGTGGATGTCAAGTTGCTTCATTGCGGCCATGTCGGGGTTTCCTGTCTGATTTGGTTGATTTGGTTAAGAGTTGGTTTTTGTTGCTTTGAGGGCCTTGATCTGGCGTTTCCTTGCCCGGCGGGCCTTGTCGTATGCGGCGCTCAAGGCGTGGAGGTCAAGGTACCTGGGGGCTGTTTTGCTGGTTTCTTGGTTCTGGTTCATGTCGGGATTCCTTTGGTTGAGGGGGCTTTTCCCCTACCTCCATGTTATAAAGGATTCTTTATAAGAAGTCAAGGATTGTTTTTGGGGGACGCGCAGAAGCCCCCAAATCGGCCAGGGGAAGCGGCTGTTTGGGGGCTTCTGGCATCCGGTTCGGTTGGTGGCTCAGAGTGCGTGGCGGTACGCCTCGAGTGCCAATTCGACGCCTAGTGGGGAGGTGGGCGTCGTCGTCGAACCGGGGATCTACGGAAACGTCGTGAACGTAGGAACGATGGACGGGGAGTCAATCGGACCGACCCTGTCCGAAGCAATGGAGGTGAGGGCTGAGAGGCCGGCGGCGATGGCAGCAGTGGCGGTCAGGTGCTGCCAGTCAAGGTTCAGCCAATCCATTTGGGAGGCGCCAGCCAAGGCCACCAAAGTCTGGGCAAAAGTTTTGACGGCTCGTTCGGCGAGCTGTAGGAGAAACGATTTCGTGAACATTATGGCTTCCAGTCTGGTTTGGGGTAGGTCTGCTCGTCAGGGTATTCGTAGTCGTCTTCATCGTATTCGTCGTCGTCGAGGTCGGGTTGGGTGACAGGGATGACATCAGGGTCGATGGTGATGGTCATTCGTCTTCCTCCTCCCATTCCAAGTCTTCGGAGTCCTGGTCGTAACTGACAACCATCGTCGGCGGATTGAGGAGTGATCCGTAGAGGCAGTCCAAATATCCGGCGGCGTCAGTGATTGAGTCTTTCAACATCTCAGCATCGAAGCCCATCTCCAAACCGTGGGCGATGCGGCCGAGCTTCATACAAATCATAAACAGGATGCCGGCGTTGACATCGAGGACATCGTCACCCCAGAGGGCGTTGAATTGGTTGGTGACGCGCGCGTAATCCTCCCACGGCGGTCCATACGCTCGGCCCCTGTCCCCGTGTACCAGGGCGAACGAGTCGAGGAGGATGGATGGCCAGTGGGCATCGAACTCTTCTTCGGGTTCCATTTCTTCCATTGTCGGGTTCCTTTAGACGGAGTGGATGTGGAGGTCGCCCCAGCCTCGGGGGCCGTAGCCGGTTCCGATGCCGAGGGTGAGCATTCCGGCCGGAGAGTTTTGGCCGCTCATGTCAGTCCACCAAGCGGACCCGCCATCCATTGCGGGTGCTTGAATGAAAGTTCGGCCGGATGTTTCTGAACAGATGAAGTGGTGATAGTGGCCGGTGATGAGGATGTCGGCGTCGGCGATGGGTTGGCGGCCCATGACTTGGCCTTTCCACCAGTTCTCAAGTTTGGCGGCTGGGTGTCCGGAGGCTCCGGCTTTGTGGCCGTGGGCGAAAGCGACGGGGATTCCTGCAATGTCGAGGACAAGGTTGTTTCCGGAGGCGAGGACGGTGGTGCAGCTGCCGTAGCGGTCAGGGTTGGCAGCCAAGATTTCGGCGACCTGTTCCACTACTGCCAGATCATCATTGTCGGTGGTGCGGGTGAAGGCTTTGCCATTGAGACGGTTTTCTCCGTGGTTGCCTGGTACAGCGGCGAGGATGGTTCTTGGGGTGAGGCCGATGATGTTGTCGACGGCTCGGAGGATGAGTCGGCGGGCTAGGCGTAACTGTTCACGCCTGTCCAAGTCGACGTTGAAGGTTTGGCCGGGATAATGGCCGGAGCATTGTTCTACTAGGTCGCCGAGGCCGACTAGATAAACGGATTCGACTGGGCGTCCGGCTTTTTTGAGTTCTCGGATTCGTGCGGGGATGAGGTCGAGTGCCTGGCAGATCCTTTGGATTGTCTCAGGAGTGCCTCCGTTGGCTTCTCCGGCCTTTCCCAACTGCCAGTCGGCAATGAGGCATACAAGCGCTCTGAGGGGCTGTGAAGCGCTCTGAGCGGCTTTGACGGGCTTTCGGCGTTCAATAAGCCGACAGAGGGCGTCAACGTCGGGTCGGTCGTAGTCAAGTTCACGCGCGCGCAATGTGGCCCGGTAATAGCGAAGCCTCCGGCCGTCATGAGTGTCCCATGCTCGGACCTGCACAGAACCTTCGACAACTTCGGTGGTGAGAGGATCCAAACCCCAGTCCGCTACCAGCTCCGACCAAACGCCTGTCGTGGGGTCTTGCTCGAGGGGCGGGGTGGTGAGGGTTCCTTCACGGCCGTTCCATGCGACCCCTGGTTCCCATCCTTGCGGATGGTTTCGTCGGGGTCGTGATCCGGCTGCTACCTCGTCAGCGAAGGAGGCAGTTTCGTCGGTGTTTTCGGATTGAGTCGCCACGGATCTCCCAGCCTCTCCGCTTCATCGCCCTAGATATTGCTTCGGCGTTTTGGGATGGGTCGGCGATGACTGCATCGACTTCGCCACGGGTTTTTGTGTCCATAATTTTCAGCAAAGAACAGAGTCGACATTCGATTCCGGAGGTTCGGGTTTCTTCTCGGACGTCGTCAGCAAAGCTCATTTGCGCCACCATTGTTTTCGGGATGTCATGCTGTGCAGGACGACATGGTCGTCAAGCCGGTCGGAAACAGTCTCAACCCTCTCAGCGGTGGAGTCAACCTTTTGTTCGATGCGGTCTAGTTTCCGGGAGTTTTCGGAGTGTTCGTCGGTGTTGATTCGACGGGTTTTCCGTGACTGCCAGATCACACCACCAAAGGCGAGTAGTCCGGTTACTGACGCGGCGATAATCGGTTCCCATTGCATGACATCGACAGCCGATCCGGTTAGATGGTGGGGATAGCGTCGACAAACGCCTGTTCAGCCACCCAGATTGTTTGGCCTTCGAATACGACAGTGTTAGAGCCGGGGAAGATGAGGAACTGTCCGCCGGCCTGTCCGATAACCCACGCGACGTTTTGGAGCTGCCCTGCTGGGATGTGCCATTTCCAGCCCAAGCCGGCGTCGGCCAAATAGATTTCGCCGGACTTATTGCCTCGGAGTAGGTAGCGTTTCATTTCGTCGTCCTGTGGGTTAGGTGGGATGGGTGGTGCGGGAGGGGTGATTGCGTTTATGAGAAGCTGATCAAGAGCTGCACGATCAGGATGTGTCGACCAAGCGTCGGAACGATCCCAAGGCTGGACATCGCCATGGCAGAATAACCCCGGACGGTTGAGTGCGTCGGTGCCGATCCATTGAGCGTTCGCTGCTGGATCAATACCCAACAGGCCCCACAGGAAACGGATGACTTCGCCTGCTCGAGCAATCATCGCTTGCGTGTTGGCATCGTCGGGGCTGAGATCAGCACTGCGACCGGCGAGACAGATGTGCCAGGTGCGCGAGTTGTAGCCATCGGCGGCGACACTGAAGGTGGTGTAGTCCGGCGGGACCATGACAATGGTTTCTTCACTGTCGACTATCGCGTGATAGCTGCCCGGATCTGATCGTCTGGCGATGAACGCTGCCAAGTTGGCAGCGCTGCCAGGACCAGTCGAACCCTCAGAAGTGTGAACACCAACAGCCCATGTGGGTGTCGAGTTCCGTGAGGCATAGAACTGAGGCGACGCTGGCGGATTGTCCAGCAGGTAGTAACCCATCAGACCGGTGCGCCTGACGGGCCGATGTCTTCAGTCATAATCATAATCGGCGTAGTTGCCGCAGCCTCAAACGTGTGTGTCCCACTGTTGATGGGGGGAAGATTCCAAAGGACTACGGAGAGGCTGCTGTTAGTTGCTGTTGAGTTGTAGATGGCGACGATTGTTCCACCAAAGTTTGCACTATTGACAAGAACGCAACCGATGTGCTGCTTTGCAATGACAGTGCCGCCAACTACAACGGAAATGCCCGCAACACCAGTAACATCACTGGACCGGAAACCTGGAACGTGTGCTGTGATTCGGTATCGTCGATTGTTCAGAACCGAAGCGGTGCTGCTAAGAATGAGAGCGTTGTTGGCGGCGACGTTTGAGGTAGCCGTGGCGTGTACGATGTAACCCCACGGCGCGTTCCAGCCTGGACCTTTTCGCCACGACGTGCCGTTGTAAGTGTAAAGGCCCTCGGACGAGTCGTTACTTCCGACGTATGCGACCATACCGTCAAGCGGTGAAGTGATCGCTGCATCACGCGCAGCGGTCGTCGCGAAATACATGACCGACTGGTTCTGGCAGTAGTTGTTCAGATCGGCAGCGGTAAGCACTGAGGCTGCTGTGAATGTTTTGAAGCCTGAACCCATAAGAGTCTCCTAATAGCCGAGCAGGTTTGTGCCGAGAACGCCGAACGTCGACGAGTCAAGAATGAAGAACGCCAGCGGTGCAGGCGACAGATTGTAGGTTGTCTCCCAAGAAGAGATCCCGATGTCGTGGCTGATGCCTTCGACGATCAGTTCTTTAGAGATTACAGACCCGACTCCTTGAGGGCGTCGTTTCACAGTGATTCTAGTTCCGATGTCGTCTGTGATCGTCGCCGAATACATAGACGTGAGGCGGCGTGGGCTGAATCTCATTTGGTCAATTCGCAGCTGCGGTTGTTTGTAGGTTGCGAGTCTCACGTTGGCGATGTCTGTCATCGCCTGATCGGTGTCGTTTATCAGGCCCGATTGCGAGTCGGTGCGAATAAAGTATTGACCCTGCGATGTGGTGTCGTTGACGACAGCGGTTGCTCCTTCAAGTCTGGAAGCGATTGACCGGTTGAAGATGAGTTGGTCGTTGAAGGTGAACTCGAGGTCGAGGTAGGGGAGTTCTCCTGATCCGTCTCCGAAGGTTCTTTGTGATGTGTTGAAGGTGCTGGTTGTTGCCATGGAATCGTGGGAAATGAACTTGACGAGTCCGGAACGGTCGCAGAAGAGACGGCCTTGATCGGCGGTTTCGCATTCCTTTAGAGCAGACAGGAGTGTGTCGTTTTGGGTGTCGATTCCTTGGACTTTTGAGGTTGCGGTGGTGAGGTTTGTGCCGTCACTCATCCAGCCAGCCATTGTCAGCAGCGACGTAACACGGGCACTAGCGGTGTTGCCGGTCAGGTAGGTGCCTTTTCCGATGGCGTAATGAGCGGCGATTTGAGCGGCGGTGAGTGCGGTGTTGCCGTAGAACGCCAACTCGTCAATCACGCCAGTGAAGTCGTTGCTGGCGTTTCTTGTGGTGTCGGCGCTTGCGACAAACGCTTTGCCGACGGTCGTGACTGTTTGTACCGGCGGTGAGGTTGTGAAACTAGACGAGATGGTTGCGAGGGTGCCGTCAACCCATAGTTGTGCGGCGCTTGTAGCCCAATCCCAACGCATGACAACGTGATGCGGTTTGCCGTCTCGAACATTGACAGTTGACTGGATTTGAGTCGCAATGTTGACGCCAGCGGCAGATCCCCAAGTAGCGTAAAGAACGCCATTAGTGGCGGTGATGTTTGCGATGTGCAAGGCAATGGTGAACTCGTTGCCGGGGCGATAGAAGATGCCTTGGTTACCGACAACGTAATCGCCGGTTTGAATCCAACACTCAACCGTCTTGGCAAGATAACTGATGGCGGAGAAGGGCCACAGTTCTGGTGCAAAGTCAATGTATTTCTTTCCGGTGAAAGATGCCGACACTGAGGTGTCGTTCACGACAAGCGAACCCGTTGAGTCACCCTCTGTCGCTGCGCCCGCTACTGAAGGCACGGTTGCGTCGGTAGCGAGCCATCGCCATGTCGCTAATGACTTGCCTGAGATGGTGTCATAAGGCGTTGACGGTGTGAAGCCGTCATCGAAACGAAACCAGCAGGTTGGCGGGCCGTCAGTCCTCACTGAGTATTCCCAATACGACGGGAGCGTGATGAGGTTCAATACTTTGAACGCGTCGGAGGCGGTGACGGCTGCGACAGCGTCAGAAGGGTTTGTGTATTGCTGGTCCCACTGGTCGACATAGCCTTGGAAGATGGTTTCAGCGGAACCGCCAGGAGCTGTGGCTTGGACACGGATTGGGCGTCCTGGAGTAATTTTTCCGTAGTAAGGGCCGACAGTGTTTTCCGGGTCGAAGGTTCGGTCTTCGTTGCTGAGGATGACTTGACAGTTTCCGGTGGTGAAGTCGTCAAGTTCTGAGGAGCGGCCACGTTTGATTTGAACACTCCGAACGTAGGTGGAGACGTCGGTGTAAGTGATGGAGGCGAGTGTGGAGTTGATTGGGACTGTGCCGGAGCCGGCGGTGGTGGAGAAGCCTATGGAAACAGTGATTTGCACGCCATCAGCGATTTCGGCTGGCATTAGCTTCGCCACCCATAACCGGAGCGGCGTTCATAGGAGGAGATGGCTTCGACGATGGTTTGTCCGATAGCAGCCTTGTCGGCGGTAGGGGCGACGTTGACGTTGATTGTCACATTGGATCCGCCACCACCCATGCTGCCGCCAGTGTTGGACAGGAGGGCTTTGCTGGTGGAGAAGGCGTCCATGATTCGGCCGTATCCGGAAGGGACGAACAGTTCCGGGCCTTGCTCACCAACAATGTATGGGGAGCCGGCGTTGACTGGCCCGCCGGATGCTCTCTTCATAAAACCAAGCCCCCGTCCGTATTCTCCGGTCAGTTGACTAGTCAGGCCAAGGAGTTCACTGATTTTCCGTGATGCTTCTTCTGTTTCGGCGTCAATGGTCACCACAGGTTTTGCCAAAGAAAGAAGATAGAACTGGACACCAAGATCGGTGATTCTTTTTCGAAGTGGACTATCGGGAGCAAGTGTTTCGGCCAGTTCAAAGTATTTTCCGGCCGTAATGCCTGCCGATTCGGCTGTCGTAAGTATTTTCCCGTTCAATGCTGCTGCGGCTTCGGCAGCGTCAACGGCCGCCTCTGCTTCATTTTGATATGCCTTTAGAAGATCAAGACCCTGCTGTGTGCGTTCGTCGGCTGTTGAAGAACCGTCAGAAAGACTTGTGTTGTATTCCTGCAAGGCTTTCCGGGTGTTGATCTGGGCTTCTTCCAAGGAGATGTTGGCACCGAACAAATTGTTGGTGACCTTGTAGAGATCTTCAAGTTTTTTTGCAGCTTTATCAGCCTCGACCGCTTCATCTTTCAGAGCTGTCGTGGCAGCTTCAACAGGGTCCACCAAGTTTCCACTGGCGAGGCCGGCGTCTTCTACTGCCCCGGAATAGTCGTCAAAGTATTTTTTACCTTCTGAGGCAGAGATACCTAGGTCGCCGAGAAGTTTTTCGTAGGCAGTCCCGGCAGCTGTTGGGTCTTCTTGGAAAAGTGATTTGAGGGCTGTGTCGACTGCTTCAATGGCTTTTTTTGCTTCGTCAATTCTGCCTTTGTCTATAAACTTAGCGAAGCCGCTACCGAGGTTGTAAGAAAAGTTGCTGGCTTGGTCGACTGCTTTGAGGGCGTCTTTGAGTTTGTTCATGTCGTCGGCAATTACGCCTCCGACATTTTCTGTGGAGAACGTGCGAAGTGAGGCGGTGACTCTTTCGACGTCGGTGGACCCGAAATCTGCTTGGGCTGCGGAAATTGCTTTCAATCCTTCAGCGACCGCAAAGATTCCGGCGGCTGCCAAACCTATTTTGGCGAAGTTTCCGGCTCCTGACTTTGCTTTGGCTCCAGCGGTGTCGATAGCGCCGGCCATGTCATAGGCTTTTGTTGCTGCCTTGTTGAGAAGGTCAGGCAACGCTCGAACAGCTGTGTTCATCAAACCAACCACGTCGGCGACTGGTTTGGCTACAAAGGCCACGCCTCCCAAAGCGATCAAACCTGTTTGAACTGAGTCTGGAAGTGTTGTGAAGGCGTCGGCGACAAACCCAATTCCTTGTTGGATTTTGGTGTAAATGGGGAGGAGTGATTCTCCAAGTTTGGCTGAGGCGTCTGCTGTTTTCGCTGCTGCTCGTTGTGCTTGGCCTTGGGCAGTGTCTGCTTCTCGAGCAAATTGCCCCTGAGCGAAGGCTGAGCGTTCGGTGATGAGTGCGAGGGTTGCTTGGCCTTTGGCGTAGGCGGTCACGTTTGATTCGGATGAAGCCAAGCCCATTGAGACTGCCTTGGCGTTGACCTCGGAGGCTTTCAAGGCAATACCGAAACGCTCGAGGGGGTCGTATTCGCCTCGGAGTGCAGATCCGAGAGCTGCTACAGCGTCATCAGTTTTTCCACCCAATGTGGCAGCCAGATCGGCGCCTGTTTTGGTGAGGTTGATTGCTTGTGCAGCTGCCTCTTCAGTGGACATCCCGAAGCCTTTGAGGGATGCACCGAGCCGGCTGGTGATTGTTCTGGCAGCGTTTTCGGACATTCCGACCAGGTCGGCCGAGTTTTTGGTGAAGTCGTTGACAGCCCCAGAAGCGTCTTCGAAGACGGCTGCTGTTCCGCCGATGGATTGTTGGAGATCGCCAGCAGCGTCCACCAGTTTCTTCGCACCGTAAAGAACAGCCCCCCCGAACAAAGCGCTTTGAAGGATGTCACCCGATTTTTTGGCGTTGGCTCCGAAACCGGAGAGATGACCTTCTGCTTTTTGAAGTTCCCGCTGAAGTTGGGCGGCGTCACCTACAACGGCGACCCTTACTTCTCGTTTATCACCGGCCATCGGTTTTCCTCACTCATCCCAACGCTTAGCATCCGACCCGTATTCGGCGGATTCTCGGCGTCTCGTTTGAACTTCGAACATAGCGTCGAGGTAGTGGTCGGGTTCCTCTAAAAGTACGGACATTGGGATCCCCGAGTCAATCGCCATCGCTGCTACAGCGAGGGTGAAGAACTCGGGTCCGTAGGGGTTTCTTCTTCTTCTTCCGTGACAATGTCAACGCCTTCAACAGTTTCAATCCAGTCATCGAAGACTGGAAGGTCAGCGTTGACACGTTTTTCGGCACACCATCCGAAATACCACAGATGTTCGGTGTAAATGCCATCGTCTCCAAACAGGCTGGAGACAGGCATTTTGAATTGACGTTCGAACTTGACGGCGTCGACCTTGCGGCCTGCTGCTTCGATGACAGTTCCGTCGAGGTGAGTGATTTTGTATTTTGCGAACATGGCGGGCTGTTCCTTATCTGAGGGCGGATTGGACTGCTTTGTCGACTGCTCGGCCAGCGGCCTCTACAAGTCGGTTTTGTGTTTCCATGATGCCAGGATAAACGTAGCGACCCTTTTTCAAGATGGGTCGGACGATCGTTTGATTTCTACCAGGACCACGGTTTTTCAATGTGCCACCAAAGTCCAGCCAGCCAAAGTAGGGGGCTACCGATGATGGGCCGCCTGCTATGACGTAAAGCGTGTTCCCGCCTGAGCGGGCTTTGATGGTGAATTGGGCGTAACCGGATTTTCTTGGAACTCTTCGAATGATCGCTGGAAGAGTGTTGAGGATGATCGCGGTTTTGAGGTCGTCGCGCAGTACGGGGACGAGGTCCGGATGTATCTTTCGAAGATACTTCCGGACCTCGGCCAAGTTGCTGACATAAACCCCAGACCCAACGGCCATTAGCCGTTCTTTGCGACTGTGCTGCCTGCGCGCCAGCTGCCAGAAATGGTGATGGCACCATCGACAGGGGCGTCGACGGAGAAGTCGAAGAAGCCAGTTCCGTACCAGTAGACGTTCGGGGCGTTGGTGATGTCTGGGTACAGGTAGAACTTGCGGGCGTCACCGTCAACTGCGGCGGTGTACGACTGGGCAGTCGCATCGTCGAAGTAGCCGGAGAAGCTGCCCTGAGCGTCAGGAAGGCCGGAGACATAGATTTTGTTTGCGTCACCAAATGAGGTGACTTCAACTGTGTCGCTGCCGAACTCTCCGGACCACTGCTTCAGGAATGCTACAGATGAGGGAGCCGCTGCACTTGTAGCGATTCCGAGGTAAAGGCGGCCGTTACGGCCGTGGCGACGTGCCATTGGTTTCTCCTTGTGGAGTTGGGGTTTGGGGTTTTTCTAACGACTCGTCAGGGTTGTCGGAAGAGCTGAGACACAATCCAGCATATGCCGGACATTATTGTCGAAGGTTCGGTCGGCTATCGCGGTTCGCGCTTTCAGAGCGGCGTCTTGGCGTTTGTCGGGATGTGCGAGCCACCATCTTAGTTTCTCACCGAACTCTTCGGGGGTTGTGAATGATGGAAGCATTGAAAGAACATGGTCGGATTCTGGGCGTGATTCTCGGAGGAAGAAGGTTCCGGTGGCTGCGAGTTCTATTTCTCGAGGCCCCATTGCCCATCCTTTGTCGAAGCCGTCGGCGCCTTCTTTTCGGTAAAGGTTGGCGGAGGCGTTGGTGGATGAGTAAAGGTCGGCGGCGTCTTCGTTCGGGAAGCAGCCTTCGGGTTGGTGGATGAGGAATTGTTGCAGTGGGGAGTGATCGTCGAGGTCTTGCCAGTTGCCGGCGAAAGCGACTTCAATGTTGGTCCAGTCGACTTGTTCGAAGAAGGCGATTCGCGATGGGAAGGCGGTTCCTACCCAAGCGAAGTCGGAGCGTAGGTCTGCTTGGGGTTCTCGTCGGTAGTGGATTTCAGGATCGTATGCCTGAGGACTGTAGAAGGTGTTGGGTTGTGTGAGGCGGAAGGTGTCGAGGTTGCTTGGGTCGTTGATGAATGCAATGTCGGCTCGAGCTGCGATTGGTTGCTGTGATGGGTCTTCGTAGGGGGATTCTGTGAGGATGACTGCTATTCGGATTCCTCGTGAGCGGATGATGTCGAAGGTTTCGGGTGGTACCAGGAAGGCGGAGGTGATGACGACTAGGTCGGGCCAGAAGTCGAAGCAGGTGGCTCGGAGTTGTTCGCCGACCATGCGCGCTGCCATGTGGGCTTTCTCTAGTTCAGGGACTTTGCCTCTGATGGCGTTTTCGCTGAAGTTGATTCGGTCGGCGAGGTTGAAGTTTTGGGTTTGATTGCCGGTTCGTCGGAAGGCTTTGAGCCATCCGTTGTGGACGTCTGCGACGGAGAATGCTGGGCCGGGTTCTACTGTCAGGATTCTCACTTAGCCGAGAACCTCGATGTTCACTTCGACACCTAGATATTCGATGCCGCCGATACTGAAGGTGCCGGGGTTATTCCATGAGGTGACGCGTGCCGAGTCACAGGATCCGTTGAGGGTGGGGTTGGCGTCGACGACGTGGTAGACGGAGTCGTTGCCTTGTCCGAGGAACTCGTCGAGTCGTTCTTGTCCGTGTTGGTCGTCTGCCCTGGTGAGCATGACGAGGACGCCATAGTTGACAACCATTCCGTCGTTGAAGTCGGCGTCGTATTGGCCGGTCCCAAGTGAAACGACAGCTGCTGGCGGTTGAATCGTTGATGGGATCCATTCGTAGATTCGGAGGTTGTTGACGTTTTGGAGGGTGTCGCTGATGCCTGCGCGTACTGATGCCAGGTTCATCCGATGACCAGTCCTTGGCCTCGAAGGCGGAATGGGGAGATAAGCATTTTGACGTCTGGGTCGACGAGGGTTGAAACTCGGATCGCTCCGAAGCCTTCACCAGCAGCGAAGCCTTCTGGGGTTTGCGCGCGTCGGTAGAGGCGGGCGGCTTGGATGAGGCAGGCTTGTTCGATTGAGTGTGGGACTGCTGCCCAGCCCCATTTGGCGGTGACTTGGATTCGGGGGCGTCGACCGGTTACCGGAAAGAGTTTGGGGATGGTGGCGATGATGACGTTGTAGGGCTGGCTGGATACGCCACCGATTTCGGCGTTGAGTGGCTCGAGGATGTATTCGGTGGCTGCCCATGTTTGGTCGAAGGTTCCGTTGTCGCCTGTGTCGACTTTGATGATGAGGCCGGTGATGGTGGAGAAGTCGTCGACTGTGCATCGGATGGGCGTGTCGGAGTAGTAGACGCGCGCAGACACTGAGGCGTCGAGGTAGAAGCGTCGGTTGGTGAAGTTGTCGATGATCCGTGACGCTGCTTCGATGGCGCCTTCCATTTGGGCGTCTTCAGCTGTGCCGTAGTTCGCTGAAGGGAACAGGTACGCCTTGAACTCGTTGAGGGTGATGTAGCCGTTGATGATTGCCATTATTGGCTCCATTTTGTTCGGAGTCGGATGATGTTGTCGTTGACTGCTGACCAGCGTTCAGCGCCGGATTGAGACTCCAGGTGCGTCACAGTTGCTTGTGGATCGTAGACGTTACGGAAGCCTTTTGCGATGGATGCCAGACAGAGGTCGACGTCTTCGTAGCCGTTCCAGAAGCCGGTGTCGAAACCTCCGAGGTCGGTGAAGAGTTGCCGGCTTATGGCGAGACAGGCGCCGGTGATAGCGTCAACGTCGGCGAGTGTTTCAGCCCAGTTGGTGTTCAGGTTCCATGCTTCGAGTCCTGGTGGGCGGGTGAAGTCGACTGCTATTCCCGCTGATTGGATTGTGCAGTCTGGGTAAATAAGTTTAGGTCCGACGATCCCGATGTCTGGTTCCTCGAGGTGTCGGGTGATGGAGGTCCAGTTGGGATGGACGATGGTGTCGTTGTTGAGGAAGATGAGATGGTCGGCCGTGGCGTGGCGTGCGCCGATGTTGCAGGCGGTCGCGAAGCCTGTGTTGATTTTCAGTGAGTGGGTGGCGAGGCGTTCACTGCCGTCGGTGGATCCGTTGTCGATGATGATGATTTCGTCGACAGGGTCGTGGCGTTGGATTGAGGCGAGACAGTTTTGGGTAAGTTCGATTCGGTTGTAGGTGGGGATGATGACGGCGATGGTCATGGGGCGGGATCGTAGATGAGGCCGTTTTCTTCACAAAGTTTCCGCCAGGTGGCCCAAAGCATGGCGTCGTCGTATTCGCCGAGTTGCCGCCAGTGCGCCCCGTAGGTGGGGTGGAGGTTGGTGGCTTGGTAGGCGGCTAGTCCGTTTCGGGCTTTGGTGACGAGCTGTTCGAAGGAGCGGTATTGGTAGTGGCGGTAATTGAGTGCTTGGGCGTGAAGGCCGGGATGGTTGAAGATGAAGTGATTTCCGAAGTCGATGTGGATGTCTGGGTGGTAGCGGAAAGCGACTTTGCCCATTTTCTGTGGGCTTAGCCGGCGATGGGTGATTCGTCGGAATGGTGAAGTTTCGGTGGGGTCGTCGTCGTCGGTGACGATGTGGTCCCAGCCGGTGGCGGTGATGATGTCGGCGGTTGCTTTGCTGAAGAACTCGGCGAGGGTTCCGCCGGTCCAGTAGAAGTATTCGTCGGCGTCAAATGGGAGGATCCATTCGGCGTCGAAGTCGGCGGCCGCCATGTGGGCTAGGTCGGTCATTTTCTTGTCTTGGTAGTAGCCGGGTTCGTCGTCTTGGATGACTGTGACTTTTCCTGTGCTGGCGAGGGCTGCAAGTTTCCAAGCGGTTTCGTCGACGGAAAGGTTGTCGGCGACGATGATGTGGTCGACCCCTTGGTCGAGTAGGTGTTGGAGTGTCCAGTCGATGATGTCTTCTTCATCGCGAACCATGGTGATGGCAACCACGCTCATTTGATTCTCCTGGCTGGTACGCCAACCCATGTGGAGTTGGGTGGAATGTTCTGTCGGGGGAGGACCACTGTTCCGGCGCCGATGGTTGCTCGTGGGCCGATTTCGGCGAGGTTGGAGATGACGGCTCCTGCTCCGATTTGGGCGCCGGCTCCGATGGTGACGTGACCACAGATCGTGGCCCCTGGTCCGATGGTGACGAAGTCGCCGATTTGGGCGCGTGTGATGAAGACGTTTCCGTTGATGTGGCTGTGTCGCCCTAGACGGGTTTTGGGGCCGATAGTGGTGTGTGCGCCTATTACGACACCGGGGAGGGCTTGTAGGGTCGAATGAACGGCTGCTGAGGGGTGGATGGCTGTGGCCGCTCCGTTTGGTCTGTCTAAGGCTTCTCGGATTCGGCTGTTGTTGTGTCCGATGAGGTAGCGGTCATACAACTCGAGGTCGAGGCATGGGCCGAGAATGTCGGGGCCGTCGATTTCGTCGTCCAAATATCCGGCGAAGGGTTGGCCGGAATCTTTCAAGATGGCGGCGATGTCTTGACCATGACCACCAGCGCAAAGAATCACCACTGGACTCATAGTTGGTAGTTCCGTGAACGTCGGATCCCGATGTGAATGGTTTTCGGCTCGTCGCCTAGTTCGCCGAGATAGCCGAAACGCCAGTCATCCGCCAACAGATCAGCAGTGAGTTCGGCTTCTAACCCTGCCCGGTAGTCGCGTGCGACACCTATGGGGTACAGGCAAGGGTTGAAAGTGAAGAGATGTGACTGCTGGACGAATCCGTATTTTTGTTTGAAGCGCTCAGGTTCGATTGAGTAAATGCCGCCGGCCTGCTGCTCCTCCGGCGACCACGGCTGGCGAAGCAAAGCAACCTGGGCGAGTTCCGGTTCGTACTCGAGAATCTCAATCATCAGTTCAATGTCGACCACGTCTGGGAAGATGAAGTCGTCTTCGAGGTGGAAGACATAGTCGATGTCTTTCTCTAAAGCGTCCCAGCCGGATTGAATGGCACCGGCCAAACCCCGTCGAGGCGTGTTCTTCACAAACTCGAAGCCATCCGGACAGAAACCTTTTTCTTCGCCTGAGTCGTCCACCAGAATCTTTTGATGCCACGGCCAGTCAAGAGCTACAGCAGCGGACTCGAGGGTGCGTTGCAGATAATCCCAGCGGCCGTCAGTGATGACCATGAGCGCCAGTTTCGGGATCATTGAACTTGCACCCCATGTCTCGCCCAACGGCGCATGAAAGCGGCCTTGTCCATCGCGAGCTGCTGCTGCATCACTGGGTCTTCCCAGTTGCCAGTCTTCGAGCCTCCGTCAATGTGTTCCACTGTCGTTTGAGTTGCCATGCCATACCAGGCGCCGGCCATGTCAACAGAGAGGACGAGGTCGTTGTCTCCGAACCACCATTTGCAGTCTTCGGGGAAACGCCAGCCTTCTTGGAACCATTCCGACTTCACCATGAAAGCGAAGCCGGCGAGGCCGCCTGTGCCGTCATAACGGTCGGCACAGATCCCGTGGAGTTGGACCACGGTTTCCACTGTTTCTCGGCCGTCATAGTTGGGGCAGATCGCCACCATCTGATGGTCGGAACGTAACCCTGCCGCCATCGTCGAAATGAACTTGTCGCCGATGATGATGTCGTTGTTGAGGAAAGCGATGTTGCATTTGTGGTGGCGGTTCATCGCCCATGTCGCTCCGAGATTCCACATTTCGTGGATCCCCATTCCTTCACAGTCCATCACCTTGGCGAAGGTTTGAGATCCCAACCATTTCACGGTCTCAGGGTTGGAGCCGTTGTCTAGAACAAGGATGCCGTCGTGTTCGCCTTGGTCGTGCAGCTGCCGTAGAAGTGCCTTCGTCATTTTGAGATTGTCTTTGACTGGCACTAGAACAAAGTTTTTGGTGGGGACCAGTTCGGGCGGTACTTGCGGCCAGAAGTCTCGAGTGGTGAGTGTCCGCTTTTTGATGTGGCCGACTTCGATGGTGGTGTCAACAATGCAAGGAAAGCCGACCGCCTGCGCGCGCAGACTGAACACATAGTCTTCGCCCATGATGTCGTGGATTTCTTCGCCAGTTTCTGGGTCGGTGTAGTCCCACTGAACATATTTGAACCAAGGCTGAGCGTCTTTCCGGTTGGCGTCCCAAATCTTTTGGAGGACTGTTCGGTGCAGTAGGACACAGCCGGAGCCGACAGCACCGACCTGCCAATGCTGCTCAGGTGGGATTGTCTGATATTCGCGTGGTGTGGGCGGATCCAATGTTTCGAAGCCGATGCAGGCCGGAACGATTCGATGATGAGGATTCCACTTTTCGGCCATGATGAGCGCCGACAGGATGGGGCGTTCGATTGGGTCGGCGGATTCCAGCATGACGTCGACGAGGTCGAAGCGGAAACGCTGGTCGGTGTCGATAAACAGCAGCCACTCGGCGTCACCCTCGAGGAAGGTTCGGACGACAGAGTTTCTCTGTTGGGGGAGGTTGGTTCCGGCTTGGGCGATCATCCAGCCGGCGTGGTCTAAATGGCCGTCGCTTTTGTGATCCCAAGATTTCAATGCGAGAAGGGAGAATACGAAGTCGGGTTCGAAGCCACCATAGATGATTCCGATGGCGACTTTGCCTTGCTTT